ATATTTAGTGATTTGAAAAGGTTCGGGATCACTTAAGTCAAAATGATAAAAATCTGAGTTTACTTTGTGTATTAACTGACATACTGGCGTATATATATCTAAGTGTTTTATTGAACCAGTCAACCAACTCACTTGACTTTGTCTTATAGAATTAATTTTATCACCAATTCCAGTGTATGCTTTTTCAAAATTAGGTTTTGCTCTTTCTATGATTGTATTACACAAATCAGCACTTAAGGCTTTTTTAGCTACTATTATGTTTCTTCTCATATTCTCCTCATCTCTGCTATGTGGCTATAGGGTGCTGAAATTTCATAGAAAAAACTTATGTATGTTATTCTTTCTTCTCCAGGTTTTAAATTATAAATTGCACCATGAGGAGTAGCACCATCAAATGCTATCATCTTATTATATGAAGAATTGAAAACACATTCTGTTTGAAATTTATTTTTATGGTCATTAAAGCACTTACTAAACTCATCAAGTTTTAAATCTTTTGTTTTAATATTGTTACTGTACTTAATTTTCTCTCTATATTCTTGATCTTCGTTTTTAAAATCTGTTAAATGAAAACCATCTTTTCTAGAATATATTGCTGTTCCAGAACCTTCTTCTTTTGAAAGATATAATATAACTGTATATTTTGAAGTATTGTCTTGATGTATCCAACCCTTTCCAGAATTTTCTTTGTTTAAAATATGAAACTCTACATCATCATATGTTATTTTTTGAAAGTGTCCTGTGCCTGTCCATGATACGTTTCTAAAAACATTATAGTCTGGATATAAAAGTCTGATGAGTTTACCATTAATATTTTCAAATAAATCTTTATCTATTTGATGTAATGCTTTAGTTCTAGTCCCAGGATATTTAGGTTCTTTTTCTGTATAATCTAATGACATAGCTAAATCAGACACATACTTTGGATTATTTAAAAAATCAGTTACTTGCAAAGTAGGGTAGTTCATTTTCTACTCGTTTATTGTGTGTAGTATAAATTGGGTCTTCGATCATAGGCATATTCTGGATAGAATTTACCGTTTTTTTCTATAAAGTGTAGAAAAAGTTGTGTGTGATAATTATAGTCAAGTTCGTGTCTCCAATGTTCTTGATCACATCCTTTATAAAGTACAGCTTGACCAACTTCTAATTCAAATTTTTTATCGTCTACATAGATTGCCCAGTCATTTCCACCATCACCACCTAAGTTTAAAGTAATACTTACTTCACATGAAGGTCTGTCTTTGTGAGGTGGGCAGTCTTGACCTTTAAAATATCTTCTCCAAAATGAATATGTAGGTACTAATTCTTTACCATACGCCTCTTGAACTTTTGGTTTAATGTAATGTAATATATTTTCTATCGGAGGATCACCGTACATTTGACAAGTGTCAGAAAACATCTCACCTTCGTTTGGATTTCTAGTAACAAATTTATGATCGATCACATAATTAATGTGATTTAAAATTAACTCAACTTGAGAGTCTGTTAGACAATTTATTTTTTTATTCATAATGAGAGATTATGCGATCTAATAAGATAATTCAAGAAAAATCTTACCAAGGAAAAGTTGCATTTCCTTCTGAATCTTGTTTTGGAACTCCACCGTTAACTCTTTCTTGAAACTCAAGTTCACCTTCAATCCGTTCTTTTATATCTGCTATCGTAGAAGAACCAACTCTGTTTTCTACCCATGTTTTTACATTTGCCTCTGTGACAGATCCATACGCTACAAAGCCATTTGATAAACCAGTAACATTCATATCTAAGTCAAAACCACCTGAAGCTGTTATGCTACCTACTGTTTCACTAGTTCCAGTAAGTGTTGCTTCAACTCTAAGTATTACATCTGAATATGTTGTACCACTTTCAGTAATATCTTTGGTATACAATCTATTTATTGTCCATGCGTATGTTGCCATTATGTACTCCTTAACTCTGTACTGTTCCTGCTACCGTTCCATTATTTGTAAAAGTAAAACTTATTGGTGAAGCTCTTTCAACTGCTAATCCAGCTGCTCCTCCTGCTCCTCCTGATCCTCCACTTGCACCACTAGTTGTTGAGTTTGTTCCGTTTGATCCATTGCTCCCACTTGCACCAGCTGAACCATAGCCACCTCCAGTACCACCTGATCCTCCAGCACCACCGTTTCCAGCAGAGCCAGTTGAACCAGAAGAACCACCAGCACCAGAGTCTCCTCCAGGTTGATTCTGGAAACCTCTACCTAAACCACCTGCTCCTCCAGCACCACCGTTATGTCCACCTACTTGGTTTTGTGATTGTTGTTGTTGAGGAAAAGTTCTTCTTATGTCGTAATGATATGTTTGTGTACTAGGTGATTCTTCAGAAAAACTATATTCTAAAAATCTATACGAACCTCTGTAATATGTATATTGCCCTGAACTGTAAGAAGTAGTGCTATGAGTAATAGGACCACTCGGAGATGTTTGATTTACTATAAATGAGTTATTCCATCGAATACTAGCACCTTTAGGTGAGGTTTGGTTATTATATAAAGCAGGAATAGACCATCGATAAGTTGGATAAGGTATAGCGTTATGAGGACCTTGTTGTCCTGTAGTCTGTTGTTGTTGCTGCTGTTGAAGGTTGCCACCTTTTCCGCCTCCGCCTCCGCCACCAGCACCGCCACCACCAGCTAAGATACTTCCGTTATTAACAAAAGTACAAGCACTAGCGACTTTCATAGCGTCACCACCAGCAGATCCAGCAGAACCACCACCACTATTAGCACTTCCAGCAGAACCTCCTGCTCCTCCAGCACCAATAATAGTTCCATTATTAGTAATAGTTATTGGACCAGAAGCACCAGAGTCAATCTCTAAGCCATACTCGGCAGTATCGTCTGCACCAAGGGTAGTATTAGCTGGTATAGTTACAACTTTGGGATAATCTACAGCATAGTCATCACCAAACTGAGCACTTAAATTTGACTCTGTAATAGAACCAGTTGCATATGTAAAACTAAACCCTTTAGCTTGATCATAGTAATCACTTACATCAATAGCACCAGATGTTGCAACAGAAGCGGCGAGATTTGTAGCAGGATTATTACCAGCTTTTTTTCTTATGTTAGAACCACCTCTATACAGATCACTAAGACTGATTGCACTAGAACCACCTACAAATTCAGTTCTTAGTGCAGAAAACGCTAAAGATTGTCCAGAACTTGGTATTGCCACTGATTAACCTCCGTTAAGAATTTGTTGTTTTAGATGTGTTACTTCGTTGCTAAGTTGTTTGACTGCTTCCATTAAAACTGCTGTTAATTTACCATAGTCTACAGATTTTGTTTGCATCTCATCATCTGCTGTCAACACAACCTCTGGCACAATACCCTCCATGTCTTGTGCTAATACACCAACTTGAGTACGAGCATTTTCTACATCATTTCTTTTGTAGTAAACACCTTGCATCTGCATAACTTTTTCTAAAGCATTTTCTATAGGACTTATATCTGTCTTAAGTCTTTTATCAGAGAAAGCAGTTACATCATTGTTAAATGTTGCAGCTCCAGCACTTGACATATCTATGGTCAATGCTGTTATTCCAGAGCCACCATCATCACCTTTAACTATAAAATCTTTATCTTGCACTTTTGTTTCTATAACAAAATCACTGCTTGAGTTTGTTAAGTGTGCAATAGCTGTTCCACCATCTTTGAATATTACGTCTGCACCATCTGCATCAAGTATAATGTCTCCAGCAGAATCAAATGTCATATCACCAGAGTTTGTTTTTACTGTGCTAACATTTACAGAACCACCAGATAAATCTAAATCTACAAAGGCATCCACAACGGCTGCACCAGAACCTGCACCATCAAGATAAACAACCTTTGTGTCTCCAGGTCCTATGGTTATATTAGCACCAGAGCCTTGTGATATTATTATATTCTGTGAGCCACTTGTCGCATTTTCAATAATATGCACTCTTTTCATTGTGTTCGGGCCGATAGTAATTGTACAAGCAGAGTCTAATGTTCCAGTGTATTTTAAGAACAATGCTCTTCCAGCATCTGATGATCCATCTGCTATCGTGGTTGTATGTGTGTCTGCATTTGTTGTTATGGCTTCTGTTCCAAAACCTAATGCCTCACCAATTAATTCTAAATTTGTGTTCGTGGATGTACCCCAAGTTCCAGATTCGTCACCTGTGGCTATCTCTTTTAATCTAAGATTATTTACATATGTTGCCATTTATGCCGCCTTTTCTACCCAGTTCGCCACTTGCGTGGGTTCAATTAAACTATAAACTTGCTCCTCACCAGTTGCACCAGTGCCACTAACTCCAGTTAAAGATAACACAGAACCTGCTGTTATTGCAAGAGTTCCTGCTGAAATTGATAAACCAGCTAGTGTTACTGCAATATCTGCACTACCAGTAACAGTTTCATCGCCTAATGCTGTTGTTCCAACAACTGTTGTAACTGGTGCTCCAGTTGTTGTTGCTACCTTATAAACAATAGGAGTATTCGCTGTCCAACCCATCGCTGAATGATTAGAACAATAATAATATAATGTTGGAGCATCTGTTGCCACAGTTATTTCTGTGTAAGCTCCAGCACTTCCAGGTGTTCCGCTAGTTGTTACTCCAGTCGTGTATTCACTTCCACCACCATGAGTTCCGTTTGCAGTTGTACTAAATCTCAATGGATGACCAGCATTACTACTATCACTTTGATCGAATCTGTAAGTATTACCCTCAAATAAATCTAAAGTAACATCTGCCGTAGCTGTTGATCCGTCTATAGCAAATTTGTTTGTAGACCCCACATTATAGTAAGGATGATTAGATGGATTACCACCTACTACAGTTACAGTGTATGTTATTGTTGTAGCAGAATATCCACTTATTAATGTAGAAGCAGAGACACCAGTGACTGAAAGTAAAGATGTACCAGTTTCTGTGGTATTACCTACGGATCCAGTTAAGGCTGATTGCGTTACAAACGCTTTTGATTGAGGTGTAGTTGCCTCATCACCTAGACCAGAAACACCTTGAACACCAGTGACACTAAATGTGCATGTTCCTGTAATTGTGGGGGAACTAAGTTGACCTTGTGCTTCAAACCCGGTCGGTGTAAGAGTTTGTCCTACATCAGCAAATACACCACCACCCCATATATGTGCGCCCCAAGCATCACTACCCCATCCAGATAAAAATCCAGTTGTTGCTTCTAAACCAGTGACTCCAAAAGATATAGGTATTTTAGGTAATACGGTGCCAACAGAAGCGGTTGAACTAACACCTGTAGGTGTAATTATAAAAATACTACTGGCTGTTACTGTTCCAACAGCACCAGTAGCTTCTAAACCAGTCTCTATTACTAGAGATCCAGCAGTAGTTCCTTCATCTCCAACGGCTGTTGTACCAGCAACACCAGTAACAGCAAAAGAAGTGTTACCAATACCACCCCATCCAACGGCACCCCAAGTGCCTTGTCCCCAGCCGTTAGCCATAAGGATTTAACCTATGCTATACGGATAATAGCGTTTGAAGCGTCAGCAGTTGGAAACTGAATTGTAAACGTACCAGATGTTGATGTCTTATTAGATGTAAAATCTAATACAC